ATCAGTATTTACCAACTTGGTTAAAGAGTAAAGTAGTAGAAGATAATAAGTTATCTCTAAGGTTAACTAATGGTTCGCAAATAAAAGCGGTATCTGCAGCAGGAGATGCTGGTCGTTCTGAAGCACTATCTTTACTAGTTTTAGATGAAGCTGCATTTATTGATAGGATTGATGAAATATGGGCTTCAGCTCAACAAACTCTTGCAACTGGTGGTAAAGCTATAGTTTTATCTACACCAAATGGAATGGGTAACTTTTTTCATAAGACTTGGGTAAAAGCTGAAGCTGGTGAAAATAAATTTAATACTACAATGTTGCATTGGACAGTACACCCAGATAGAGATAAAGAATGGAGAGCAGAGCAAAATTCATTGCTAGGTGATAAAATGGCAGCACAAGAATGTGACTGCGACTTCTTATCTTCTGGTAACTCAGTTGTTTCTGGTGAACTACTACAATGGTACAAGGAACAAGTTTGCGAAGAACCTGTAGAACAACGTGGACCAAACCAAGAACTTTGGATATGGGAATACCCAGATTATACAAAAAATTATGTTGTTGTAGCCGACGTTGCTAGAGGAGATGGAGCAGATTATTCAACTTTTCATATAATAGATATAGAATCTGTTTCACAAGTAGCCGAGTACAAAGGTCAACCTGGTACAAAGGAATTTGGGAATATGCTAGTAAATATATCTTCAGAATACAATGAAGCTCTATTAGTAGTTGAAAACGCAAATGTTGGATGGGCAGCACTACAACCAGCAATAGATAGAAATTATAGAAATCTATATTATACATATAAGCATGAAGGAGTAGCAGATTCAGCTACACAATTAACAAAAGGTTACGACTTGAAAGATAAGTCTCAAATGACTCCTGGGTTCACAACATCGTCCAGAACTAGACCTCTTTTAATCTCGAAACTTGATATTTATTTTAGAGAAAAGTCTTGTATCGTCAAGTCTAAAAGACTAATTGACGAGCTTTTTGTTTTTATCTGGAACGGTAATAGACCTGAAGCTCAAAAAGGATATAATGATGATTTAGTTATGGCCTTCTCTATTGGACTCTTTGTTAGAGACCATGCTTTGAAATTAAGAAATGAAGGTATAGAATTGAATAAACTTGCACTAGATAATTTTAGTAAAACAGGTGGAGTTTATAACACTAATAAACCTCAATCGAATCAGTGGGAAATGAATATCGGTAGAGGTAATAACGAAGACTTAACTTGGCTATTATAAAAGAAATAAGGAGAGATAAATAAAATGGCTGACAATACATTTTTCAACAGGCTTTCTAGGTTATTTTCTACGAACACGATTGTACGTAGAGTTGGAACGAACAAATTAAGAGTTATTGATGTTAACAAGGCTCAAGCAAAACATAAATTAACAACTAACAGATTGGTAGACAGATTCAGTAAATTGTATAATACAATTGGGCAAATGAATCCTGCAACTGACCCAAATTTCCATACGATGAAATTACAATTGTATGGCGATTATGAAGTTATGGATGAAGATTCAATAATAGCTTCGGCTTTAGATATCTATGCAGACGAATCAACGCTAAGAGATGAATTCGGCGATGTATTAACTATCAATTGTAAGGATGAAGAAATAAGGCAGATATTACATAATTTATTTTATGATATATTAAATATAGAATTTAACCTTTGGCCTTGGGTTAGAAATATGTGTAAGTACGGCGATTTCTATTTGAAATTAGATATAACTGAAAAATTAGGAGTAGTTAATGCACTACCACTAATACCTTACGAAATGTACAGAATGGAATCATTCGACCCAGAGAATCCTGAACTTGTAAAATTTGTACAAGACCCTTCAATGGGAGGTCACTCGTCTTTTTCAAAACAATCTCCAAAAGTTGAATTTGAAAATTACGAAATAGCCCACTTCAGATTATTATCAGATACTAACTTTTTACCTTATGGTAAATCAATGGTAGAACCAGCAAGGAAAACTTGGAAGCAGTTAACTTTAATGGAAGATGCAATGATGATTCACAGAATTATGCGTGCTCCAGAGAAAAGGGTATTCAAAGTAGACATTGGTAATATTCCACCATCAGAAGTTGATAACTATATGCAAAGAGTTATTAACAAATCAAAGAAAACTCCATTCGTAGACCAAAATACTGGTCAATACGATTTGAAGTATAACATGAACAATATGATGGAAGACTTTTATCTTCCTGTAAGGGGTGGTCAAACTGGAACTGAGATTGATACACTTGGAGGTATGGAATGGACAGGTATCGATGATGTAAACTATTTGAAAGAAAGAATGTTTGCTGCATTAAAAATACCAAAAGCTTTCATTGGTTACGAAGAAGGCGTAGAAGGTAAAGCAACACTAGCTGCTCAAGATGTAAGATTTGCTAGAACTATAGAAAGAATACAAAGGATACTAACTTCTGAGTTAACTAAGATTGCAATAGTTCACTTATATTCACAAGGATATACAGACGAACAACTTGGAGAATTCTCATTACAGTTAACGAATCCTTCTCATATATATCAACAAGAACAAATAGAACTTTGGACAAGTAAGATAACTTTAGCAAGAGATATCAAGGAAACTCAAATGTTATCTGAAGAATGGGTTTATAGAAACATATTTGACTTAAGCGATAATGAAATAGCAGAAGAAAGAAAACAAGTAATAAGAGATTCTAAAGAAAGATTTAGAAAATCTCAATTAGAAATGGAAGGTAATGACCCTGAAGTATCTAAAGAAGCTCTTGGTACTCCTCATACACTAGCAGTAGTTGACCCTGAAAAAGATGACCCGGAACCACCAACTGCTTGGGGAGTTGAACCTGGAAGACCAAAAGATGGCGCTAAACCTGGAACTCAAGATTCTGCAATGGGTAGAGACCCTTTAGGAAAAGAATCTAGAAGTAGAGATTCAAAATTAAAAAATAAATCTAATAGCACTAGGATGATGAGCACAGAATCTAATATTTCTATAGCAAATAGACTATTTGGTAAAAAGAAACAAGAGGAATCTATACTTAGTGAAAATAACATAATAGATGATGAAATTTAATCTTGGCATCTGATATTTATTTAATAATAAAGTAGGATATAATATATGAAGAAAAACAACAAACATTCGAAATTTAAGAATACTGGGGTATTATTTGAACTTCTAGTAAGACAAATAACGCACGACACTTTGTCTGGCGATGACAATTCACCTGCTTTAGGTATTATTAAAGAATTCTTTAAGAAAAGAACTAGCGTTAAAACTGAAATGAAACTTTATCAGTCTTTACAATCGCAAAAGTTTAATACAGAAGAAAAAGCAAATAGATTTATAGATGCAATTTGTGAAGAGTATAGAAAAATAAACAAATCTTCTCTTAGAAAAGAAAAGTACAATTTAATTAAGAAAATAAAATCTCATTATAACTTAGAAGAGTTTTTTAAGGTTAAAATTTCTAATTATAAACTGAATGCTTCTATATCAAAGACTTTAGATAATGATGGTATTCCTGCTGCAGATAAGGTTAGGTCAAGATATACTATAGTAGAAAATATCATAAACAAAAAAGTATCTAAGGAAACTATCAAAGAAGAAATAATGGAAGAATATAAGAAACAAGATACGTCTTTAAGAATCTTGTCTTATAAAATACTTCTTGAAAAGTTTAATAAGAAATATGGTAAATTATCTAAGGGTCAAAAAGACTTGTTAAGAGAATATATAAATAATATTTCTAATAATACTAAACTTAACGAATACGTTTCTAAAGAAATAAACGGGCTAAGTAAAAAGATTAACGTTATTTCTAAAAAACTAACTGATAAGATTGTAAAAATAAAATTATCAGAAGTAACACATCAGCTAAATAAAATCAAAGAAGAAAAAACATTAAAGGATGTACACTTAATTTCTTTAATGCGTTCTTATGAATTATTAAGGGAGTTAAAAAATGTCTCTAAATAAGAAATTAGATAAACTAGTAGAGAATAAGATTAAGGAAGAGGAATTAGAAGAAGCCTCTACTACTGGTGGAGGGGAAGCTTACGATTCAAAATATGGCTTTGGAAAAAACAAACCTGGAACAGAAGAAAATTCTGGGTATAAAAAAGTTAAAACTGAATCTAAGTTTATGAAATTGGCTAAGCAAACTCTTTTAGGTGAATTAAATTATAAGGAATATAAATCTAATCCTGAATCTTCATCTAAACAAAAAGTTAATCGTGCTGTAAGAGAAATTAACAGTCGATTATTTAAGATAGAAAGAATTATAAACCAAAATATAAAATTAAAAACTGAAGACGGTGTAGATGCTAATAAGTATTGGAAATCAACTAGAGCTAATCTACAAAAGATATCTGAAAAAATGACCCGAATAGGTGAAAGACTAAGAAAATTCTAATGAAAAAGAAAGATAAAATAGAAGAAAGTATTAGTAAGGAAGATATGAAAAAGCTAAAGAAGTGGCTTAGAGCTGAATTAGCTGAAATTTGGTTTGATTTATATAGAAAACGAGCATCGTGGAGTCAAGGGTGAAAAATATTTTAATAGATACAATACCATTTGAAGTAAGCCCTGAGCTTATCAGAGAATCGGAAGAAAAAAATAACGGAA